TATTGAAATATGTAGAAAAGTCAAACTCATTTACAAATATATTGACACCTTTACCGTGTCTGAATGTAGGCATTATTTCTCCTCAACTGGTCTTTGAAATGGAGTGCCGTCTTGCAAGAGACCGTCGCCATCGACATCCTTTGCATCTTGGTCGAATGACACATCCGCTGTTTTTTTGGCTTCTTTCTCAGCGGTGGTTTCTTTTTTTGGTTCTTCTTTGACGGCTTCTATTTTCTTGCTTGATTTATCAGCATCCTCAATTACTCCAGATTCGAGAAGCCAATTGATTGATTGAGGTGGTAAATCTGATACGACTTGACCTGCCTCGGCGCGTTTGTTTGGCGGGTAATCGATACCCGATAAGACTCTGTATTGAGCCATGAAACCTCCTCCGTGACGGCACATAGAAAACCCGAGTGACCGTCAGGGTCACTCGGGACACGGAAGAGACGAAAAACTCAGGCGACTAAGCGCACATTAGATTTAGTATAGCGTACTGGTTATTTTACGATTGTGCTGTTTTCGGGAGTAAAGAACGGAACAACCGGCGCGATGTAAGCCGACGGAGCAAATCCCTCTCCCAAGACCGCTTTGCCTTTAGTCTGCACTCTTATGAGCGAATAGCCTTTCTTGGCTATTACTTTCTCGCTAGTTCCAACCCATTCAAGGATTTGTACATCACGCTTTTCTAAATCTTCAAATGACCCAAAGATTGCGTAGGCATATCCGTACTTAGTCTTAATCTTCTTGTTAGGGATTAAGTTTCCATCTTTATCACCTAGGGTATTAAAAGTCCATAGGTAATCATGCTCGGCTAAGTCGGCTTCTACTTCCAATAAACGCCCCGCGCAATCCGATGCCCATTGAGATAGAAAGCCATCTGTATCGCAACGGTCAAAAGAATCTATTGAGCGTTGATAGGCTTCCTTGGCTTGCTTTCTTAACTCATCTGCTTTTGTAGTCATCAAAGAACCATCACCTGTTCAAACTGTTTCAAGATTTGTTTTCTTTGGGCTTCGCTAAACAAAGGATATTCACCCTTGTAAGGCTCGCCATTTAATCTGCCATTTTGTTTGATGATTCTTTTTGCTTGTTCAACAGCGTCAGTTTTTGAGACTCCATAGAAAGTCTGCTCACTCTCAACACCGTTTACAAAAGCGTTTACCTGATACCCCTTACCGTAAGGCGCAATGTTTGTCGCCTTGATGATTACTTTCTCAGTCATTTTGTCCTCCTCTCGGACAAGACGAGTATACCAAAAGGGGGTTAGGAATTCAACCTACGGAGGCGCTCTTCTTGAATCATGTTGAGCGTCAGGAAGTAGCCAATCCCATCTACTACCGTATCGGGCTTGGATTGATTGACCTCTCGGGCTATTTTCATCCCCACCATACATAGGGCAACTTGCTCGGCAGAAACCTCACAGTTAAGGATTACAGACCATATCTTTGAGGCACGGGTGAAATTATCAAGAGGATGACCATAAGCCTCTTGTCGCTCACCTGAGACCAACTCAGCGGCATATAGGGCAATGTCTCTAGGGTCGTTCATAGAATTTGTATGTCGCTCACTCCTGTTTTGGATACTAGGAAAGTCAGAACTCCCGCGTCTGCGTTTTCCCCTTTTGATTGTCGCCACCATACGCTCCCTCCATCTAGTGCGGGGGCTTGGAGCCATTTGACTCCCCCCCAATCGGCTAATTTGAAACTGTGATAATGACCTGTAACAAGGATGTCGCAATCGCCGATTGATTGACGCCCAAGCGCTTGACCCGCAATCCAGTTTTTTAATTTTGACTCGACGGCGCCAGAACTTCTAGCCAGATGTCCGTGACTTATTCCAATTATCTTTCCGTGAATCTCCAAGGTCAGACTCAACTCATCGCTTGGAATTGCGAAATTTATATGCCCGTATGCTTCAGGATTAGCCCCGAATATCTCAGCGACTTGCTCTACTAAAGCCACATCGTCATTATCATTTAGGGTTGTAAAGGCTTTCCCATTTTTCCTATGCTCTCCATGATTACCTCCAACTGCCGCGACTGTCATCGATGGGACTAACTTGCACCAGCGAATCAAGGCATCGCGTAACAATCGACGGGCAATCTTTACCTGATTTCGCCTGTCCTCCTCTACGGTGAATGTTTGAATGTCATAGTGACCATCACACCCCTCAACTAAATCACCTAAGCAAAGCACGGTAATTGAGTCAATGGGTCTACCAACCTTCTTCAACTCTTTAAGGCGCCATTCCACATCCTCAATAGCCTGAAGCCAACGGCTAACTAAGCCTTTCAAGCCATCGCCATCTTTTTTTCCCACTTGCCAATCAGAGACAACGACCACTAAAGAGGCTTCGCCTGTCAATTGTTTTTGTTGTTTTGGTTTGTGTTTTTTTATCTCTTTGATGAGATTGTCAATGTCAGCGTCTACCCTCTTGCCTTTGCGGATTACTTTGCCTTTCCATTGGCGATTGAGAACGCCAAGAGTGTCACCCCAAACATTAAATAAAACTGGTTCTACAACCTCAAAATGCTCGGGGTCTAATCCCCACATTCGCAAAACGCCCGACCAATCTGGCGCACTTTCGCCCTCCATTGGTTGAGTAGTGACTGTTCCCTCTTCCCCTTGCCAAGTGACACCGGGGAGCCAATCGGCTTTTCTTTCTCGAGGCGCAACCTTTTGTACAGATTTCATTTCGGTGGTTTTGAGAAGTTCGTCTAAAGCGTCATCAAGAGTCAAGAGAACACTTACACCCTTCTCTTCCCATGAGGCGTCGTCTATGCCTTCTCAATAAATCAGAAGAGGATACACAAATTCCGTAACTATTCATGACCTCAAATAATTGTGCCGATTGCACACTAGGATTCTTCATAATTATGTTTAGTTTGTTGCGTAATGGCTCTTCAAGTTTACTCACTTGGGCGCCAACCGCGCATCCTTTTTGCTCCCTACCAGACCCTATTAAACTATCTAATTTGGCAAAGAATTCATCCTGATTTATTTTTTGACTTACATCTTGGACATCGGATGCTCCATGGGCGGGTTGCGCTTTCAAAGAGGAGTCGGTCGCATTTCCAACACCTTTGGAACTCATCCGTCGTCGCGTTTCTCCCATAAGCGTCTCCTTTTCTCTCTGTCGGAGCCGTAGGCTCTGACTCTACATTCTCACTAAGCATCGGAAATTCACCGAAATTAAGGGTCGGTATTTAGGGTCTACTCCTAACTGATTTACCGAACCCATTGGTTCAATACGCATAATATGTATGGATGAGACCGATTCTTCAAGCACCGACGCGAGCAAATTTCTAATTGTTTCTGCCTTATCTCGAGCGGCTGGATAATCCTCTCGAGCGCCTCGACTGATAATTTGTATCATTGGATAATCCACCTTGATGCCACCTGTACCCATAGTAAAAGCGGGCGAACTGCCAGAGTTCTCATAAATCGCAACACAAGCATCAGGGGTCTCAGGTAAGGTCCCCAAGAACAAATTTGTTCCCAAGGTCCCTTGGCTTGCATGAGCGCCAAAAGCGCTTGCTGTGTTTTGGAGATAATCTCCAACAGATTCTAAGATTGTTGCCATTAGCCCCTTTGACCTTCCTTGATTATGCTGATAATTCTAGCCTTAATGTTTTTTTGCAGTTCGGCTTGTGCCTCCATCAGCGGTTGCTCTAAGTATTTTGCCTGTGTTGGAGGATTATGATAATTCTCAATAATTTCATGGACATATAATGCGTAAGGCGCCGCTGGTCCACCGTAGAAAACATCAACAAAAAATCCGCTAGGTCCCTGTTGTGGTGCCGACACGCCCCCCGAGCCTCTTAATACCCCCGTATCGACTGGTACAAGAACTTGTGATTTAGCAAAGATAACATTGGCTTCTTCGTAGATTGCTTGAGCGATAGCGTGAGGCGCCCTGTCTGCACCGCTTTTGAGAGCGTTTATTAGTTCTTTATCACCGAATAAATCCATCTTAGCGGTAATTTTTTTACCCGGCATGATTTATCTACCAAATCTAATTACGGTGTGATGCGCTCCGTTTTCATCTGAAATGTTATCGACGCCGATGATTGTAAAAGTGTCCGCCCCTACCACCATCCTATGATTGACGGTGATGCTCGTCTGCGGTCCTTGGGTGATGAAGCGACCCGTATCGACGACCTCTGTTCCTTGAATATCTTTAATCTTTGTCGTGTCATAAATCAAGCGACCTGAAACTGTAAGATTTGTGCCAGCCCCACCGAAAGTAGTTTTGTTGTATTTATCAACTGAGGCTTTAGGGGTAAACACGACCGAATCGGTCATGAACTCCGCTACTTTGTCATAGATTGCTATTGCCATCTATTACTCCGGTACGCGTTGTTCGTAATTACTATTTGGGTTATCGTGAATTCCTGCAAAGAAATCGGTGTTGTAATCATCAATCTCTCGGTCATTTGTGGACTTGAGAGACTCTGCATTGGCAAAGAGGGTAGGTGGGGCTTTGCGTAATCTGCGATAGAAGAAAGATTTTGCAAGGTCTTGGTATTGCTGACTTTTGGCTGTATAAGATTCAGATAAAGAAATATCTCCTACGCTCTTTGAGGTGGAGTCTGCTAGACGACTAAAGCGAGAAACTAAGGTTTCACAACATGCTCGAGCAATCTCATAGACATTTGAACCCCACTCATCTATTAAATAATCCAACTCCTCGTCAGAAAACAAAACATCATTCGCATTTGTGTCATTTATGAGGAAACGAACCTCGTTACGAGTTGAGGTCGAGGGGTCCCCTGAGTAGGTAAACGGCATTACAAACCACCTAGCAAAAACACAGTCACGCGAGCATGGTTTTCATTTACTGCACTTGCAGGTATCTCAGAGGTGAGAGCAAGGGTGCCAGTTGTTGTGGGAACGGTAAGAGTCGCCGCTCCATTGATGATTGACGAAATAGTTGGTGAGGTCAAAGTTTTGTTTGTGAGAGTCTGTGTGGTATCAGTTCCAACAAGGGTTGTAGTTGCATTAGGAAGGCTAACTACTCGGTCTGCTGTCGGGTCAATGACTGTAAGGGTTGTTTCAAAACCATCATTAGTTGCACCTTCAAAAATAATATCGACAGCCGATTCAAGAGTTATCGTTGAGGAGAAGGATGGCGCTGAGGCAAGAATATAGTTATCTAACTCATTATCAACATCTTCTGCTAGATTTTGTATATCGGTATGGACGGCAGGGTTGTCTGCCGCGGCTGGATAGCGCAGACCTTTAGTTGTTGTACCCGGCATGATTCACTCCTAACTAATTATCGGTTGAGTATCTAAGAGGACTACATCTCGCTTAGAAACAAAACCACCATCACGGTCAAGTTTACCCTGTGCCGATTTATCATCTGTATCAAACACGGAAACAATCATCTTTTCCTCGTAAGTGAATACTTTTGTTTCTTTTTTTTCTTTCATTTTTTTCTTTCTATTCGGCA